GCAGCGCCAAAGATCGCCGCGGCGATGTTGAATTTGACCGACCACGCCTTGCGCAAGATGGTCTGCCAATCCTCGACCAGAGAAATGCTCATGCCTACCCCTTGAATAAATGCTGCATCACCCAGGTGATCAGCCCGCCCACCGCCGAAGCGGCGCCGCCGACGACCATCAACGTCTTCCAGCCGCCACGGGCCTCGGAAAGAGTAAGCAGCACCTGATCCAGTTTTTCGGTCAGTTGCTGGTTGCTCCCTTCGAGCCTCGCTGTGCTTGCCGTGAGATGGGCGACTTGAACTTCGAGCCGGGCGATGTCGAGACGAGCCTTGGTCAGCTCCTCGGATTGTTTGGTGTCGGTCACGGTGAGCCCGTAAAAAAGCCCGCGAGCGCGGGCGGGTTAATGGGAGGCGTTTGCCGGTCAGCGCCGGCTCGGTGAAATTCAGGTTGAATTTTCACATCACCATCACAACCGGCCTGCGCAATATCGTTGCGCCCGCCGATGCTCTGAAATATACGTTGCGGCGTCGCCCATAGAAAAGCTGAAAGCGGTTATCGTGCAGCGATTTGATTTCTTGCGGCGTCAACACCCGATTCCAGAACAGACACATTTCGATCTGCCCTCCCCACGAACCAGCACCGCCGAAACGGGGGTCGCCGATAAGCAAGTTCTGCGCTGCATCGGTTGTGTTTGAGCCAGAGCCGCCATTTGCATTTCCACCAGCATCAATTCCGCCGACGTAAAGGTTTACACCTCCGCTCAGCGGAGGGGCACCGATCTTGACAGTCGCGGCCACAGAAGTCCACACACGCTGCGGGAAGTCAGCGGTAGATGTGATACCACCGTTAGTGCCAGAATTCACCCGAGTTAGGGCGAGTTTCCCTCCAGAAACGTAAAACAGCCAACCCGCACTCCCGTTATTGTCGTTGCGCGCTGCCAACCCGCCTACGTTGTTGGTAATGTAGTCGCCCCTGACCCACATAAAAAGGCTACCGGGGTTGTTGTTTGACGCGAAATCAACTACGTTGGGGTCTTGGCCGAAGTCCGTGTATGAGGCACCAGTACTGCCTCCGGCATGACGTATGGCTGCGCCGCCTTCACCTACGCTCGCCATTGGAGGCGCTGATCCCGATGGTTTTCCGAACGCCCCAGTTATCAGGTTGCGAAGCCCTACACCATTTGGCACGGCGGCGAAGGTGATCCCCTTTGCGAGTGGATTGGCCCAATCGATACCAAGGATATTGTGTGTTTGCGACGGGTAGCGCCGCAGTGGAGAAGTGGCCGGCATGTTAAGTGGAGACTACCGAGTCAAGCGAAACATACCAGCCGATCACGTCCACGGTTTGCCCTGATGCGGCTGTGGTCCCCTGGTTGCCAGATGCGCTGTCCACAACGAGTCGAATGCGCTCGATAGTTTGGACATCAAGGTCGAACACCCATGATTCGCCAAGGTCAGTCACGGCGATACTGTTGGTGTGGGCACGCGTGAGGTTATCTACTGGCGTGACGGTGGTCCCGCTGACGGTGGCCACGCGGGACCATTCCGAGTTCGCCGGGGTGCCAGTTTCACGCAGATAGAGGAAGTCACCAGCAGTAATGCCTGTGGCCGATGTCACGGTGATGGAGGATGCGCCGGCACTCGTTGCGCCGTTCAGAGTTGTGCTATTCGCTGCGGTCGTGCCGCTTTGCGAAGTCCATGAAACAAGAGGCACCCATTCATCATTGCCGCTGGTTGTTGGTGATGCCTCAATGCGAAAACCAACCTGATTGGTCAATGCCGTAGCAACGGTGCGCCCCATCTTGACAAAGACACGCAGGCCCAGTTTCGTACTAACATCAATAGCGCTGCCGACTGTTACCGCAGCGGATGCCTGCTGTGTCAACCCAAGCAAAACGCCGCTGCCGGTCTTTGACGCGGTTGTAGTTGATGACATAATTTTTCCTTCTTACGTTTAACGGTTTGCCAGCAATGAGAAGCCAATATCGGACAGTGTCGCGTCAGGGGTAGCAGGGCTGACAATGGAAAGTACGTCGCCCGCAGCAAACGAAACGGCTGCGCCGCCCGTTGTGCTAAACGTCGCGGCGCTTCCACTGGCGGCAAAGGTAATGGTCCCTACGCTACTTCCGTTCTTTTGCACATCAAAAGCTGTTGAGGCGGTTGCAGCCGTTTTCGCTTTCACATAACTGCCCGCGAGGTTGGCAGGCAAAGTGACTGCGACAGCAAATGGCAAATAGAGAATCAATGCGCTTGCGGTTGGCGTGCCAGGATAAAACGCGGCGGGCACGACAGGGACCGTTGCAATTTGGCTCGCCACATACGTCTTGATCGCCTTCTCAGTTGGCGCCTTGGCGTCAGAGTTTGCTGCGAACGTGCCGTCCGTCGAAATGGCAACGGCACTGTCCTTGATGAGCTTACCGGACGAGCCGTCGAACAGTGTAATATGGCCATCCGTCGCGGAAGATGGACCTGTCACGGCGCCGTCGATGTTCTCCTGGACGATATTCCAACTGGACCCGGCGGTGGCCTGATTGCCGCTCGCCGCCGTCGACGTGCAATACATTGTGTCGCCGACTTCGACGTTCACACCCGAGGCGCCGCCGATTTTACCGGCAACACTGACCTTATAGACAGCACCCGCGTTCGCTGCCGGGTAGTTCGGGCTAGCAGAGCAGTCGATCGTGCCCGCGAAGACCATCACGCCAGCAGCGCCGCCGGTGACGGTGTTATCGATGTACGCCTTGATAGCCTTCTGCGTGGCGACGCGGGTATCGCTGTTCGCGGCGAGCGTCGTGTCAGTATCGCGCGTGAGAAGCCCTGCGGTGCCGGATCCCGTGAAGTATGGGATCTGGTCTGCGGCCGACGTCAGCCCGGCAATGGCCGCCAGTTCTGCGTCGTACGCTTGCACGTCGGTGCCGATTGCCAGCCCGAGTGCCGTGCGTGCCGCGCCGGCACTGGTGCCGCCGGTGCCGCCGTTGGCGATCGGCAGAGCCGTGCCGGAATAGGACAGCGCGAGCGTGCCGGAGCCGGTAACGGGGCCACCGGAAACCGATAGGAAGCTTGGCGCCGACAGGTCCACGCTTGTGACGGTGCCAGCACCGAGACCGCCAGCTGTGACGGCAGCGAAGACGTTCGTACCATCTTGGCTGAGAAGCGCTTCTCCGGCCTGCGGCACCACGACGCCGGTCCCGGTGGCACCCTTGACCGTCACCGTGTACGAACCGGTCGTGTTGTTCGTGACGATCCACAGACGTGGCGCCGTTCCGAGCGGGACGATGACGTTGATGTTTCCGGTCAGCGCGCCAGTCAGGTTCAGCAGCGTGTTGTTCGCCTCGGTGCTGGTCAGCGTCACATCGGCACCGCCGGCCACGCTCTTGCTCAGGCGGCCGGTCTGCCATGTGCGCGCCAGACTGCCGGCGACCGCCGCTGTTTCGCCCGCCTCCAGCCGATCATCGAGCTTCGTGTAACTGGCGCCGAGCGCGGTACTGTCCTGTGCGGCAAAATCGTCGGCTGCGCCCCACACGATCGGCGCAATGCGAGTGATCGCACCAAAGGCCGAGCCGGTCCATACCACGGAATACAGGTCTTCGGCGCCGGACGTAGTGCTGCGCACCGGGGCGCCGGTATTGTCCGCGTAGATGTAGTACGTGGCCGCCGACAGTCCAGTAAAGGACAGTGTTGCAGGCGCGAGATTTCGCACGACGGATGGGATCGACGGCTTCCAGTTGAAGCCTGGATCGACGGTCAGCGTATCGCCGCTGCCGCTCATGGCGTAGCTCTCCACGCCGATGATGGCAACGGTCGGGCCGAACAGGGCAACGAAGGCCGCTCCGGGTCCGGCTGCGGCAGCAACCTGGCCCGCCAAGTTCTGCTGCAACGCGTCGATCGCCGCCTTGATGTTGGCATAGTTCGAGTTGTGCTTCGAGATGTAGTTGGTGTCGCCGTTGCTGAATGTCTGAAGGTCGTTCATGCAGTTACCTTAATCAAAGTCGTGCCCTGATAAATCGCAGTTGCCCCGTACGCCGCCGTACCGTAGCCGCCGTAGTTCACGAGGTCTCCGTAGGCAATCGGGAGTGAAGTTATCGAAAGATCCTCGATCGGGCCGAAGGTGAAATCGTCCAAGTCGACCGGAATACGAACGTAAGTGCCGGGCATCTGCTTCGAGAAGCCGATGATTTCGTAGCGACCTGACGCGGAGCGGCGCAGCCGCACGGCCGCGCCGACGTCGGCATACACGACATCCATGTTGCCGCGCGCGATCGGCACGTTGTGCAGCACCGATCCCAGCGTGCCGACGTTGAGTAGGTTCGCGCTCTGGTCGTTCCCTTGGTTGTTTACAAGGCCAATATCGCAATCGCATGCATAAGTCGTGGATAGCCCGTCCGTCACGCTCAGGGTCGGGCGGGTGAGGACCTTGCCGTCCAATTCTTGCTGCGCGTCCCGTTGTTGGGCGTCGATGAGGTAGGTAAGTAGAGCCATGGCTTAGCACCTGAATCCCGTGATATCAAGAGTGGCCGGCGCACCGAATGAAAGGTCGCGCGTGTAGTCCGTGACGTAGACACGGCTCCCATCCTTGAGTGCGATGATGTCGCCACGCTCGATGCGTGGGTCGTCCACGATCGACACGTTGTACGAACTCGCGGAGCGGTACGAGTAGATCAGTTCACGGACGGCGAAGCCTTCGGACTGCTGCTGGTTCATCACGAAGTCGTTCTCGATTTCCGCGACGTTGATCTCCCAGTCCTGCACGGCCTTCCCGTATGCGGTCGTTGTGTTCCGGGCGTGCACCATGTCGTAGGGCGTGCCCCAAATCTCGTAGACTCCGGTCCCGATCGACATCATCGTGAGGAACAGGACGACATCTGCCGCGCCTTCGATTGGACGACCGACTGGGACCGTATAGCCGCCACCAAACGAAACCACAGCATCCCCAATATATGATGCGACTACTTTGTTGGCGATGCAGGCTGTGGCTAGCGTCGGAACCCATGCGGAAGTCGTGAGCACGATCTGACCCGACGTGATGCTTTTCTGGCTGTAATCCTCGCTGCACACCGGCAGCAAGCCGGCGTTTGCCGACTGCCGCACGACCATGTGCGTGTTGCGCGCCCGCTGCGTCCCGTCCTGACTGAAGGTCACATCGCGTTCCAGCTTCAGCTTGAAGAAGCCGGCTGTCATCGTGGCTTTGTCAAGGATGCGATCCTGTTGCGACACTTCGGTCAAGTTCGGATCGAGCCACCTGATTTTCACTTCCGTCACTGGCGATCTGGATTTCGAGCCGTTCACGTTCAGCAAGCGGGTGTTGTCGGTCAGTTCGATATCCGCGGCGCGCGTCGTGTCGCGAGAGATCGCTTTCAGGCGCCCGCGAGCGTCGACATACGGCTCCAGACCCGACGGCTGCATCAGCACCGTGAACATCTGCCACGGCGGCAGGTCGGCCAATTGCGTATTCGAGTGCACCGTATAGCCGGGGATGTTTAGCGCGTCGATCTCGACATCCGTGATCCCGATCCCGTAGCAGATCTGGCGCGCGATGTAATCCAACGGCGTCGACACCGGGTAGATGTCCGTGAGGCGCCGCGTTTCGCGCCAAAGCGGCGTGGCGTCACGCGAGCGCGCCACGATGGTCATCGACTTCTGACCTGACGAGAGCCGGTAGTCGTTGACGGACTGGATTATGCCAATCCAAAAGCTGCGCCCTTCGAGCCTGATTTCGAGAATCTGCCCGTACTTCGGCTGGTTCGCGCCATACAGTTCGTCGTGCCATGCGAGGCCGACCGAGACCTCGCCCGGTGACTGCTTGACCGACGCGCAGAATTGCGTGATCTCGATTGGGTCCAGTGATGCGCCCTGCAGAACGTCCAACGGGCTGGCCGAGTGGACGAATACCGTCGTCGCCCGCACGCTGTCGAGCGGATACGGTGCCCATGTCACATCCATATTTCGCCTTCCAAAAAAAAGGCCGCCCGAAGGCGGCCTGTGTGGCATTTGTCGATCTTGGTCGACTACGAGATTGCGATCATGCGCCAATGAATTTGTAGGCCCCAAGATCGAACGGGGAAGTGCGAGTAACGCCGCTGAAGTCTATCGCCGGCGCATAGGTCGCCAGGCCAGTACCGATTGCAGGCGATCCGGCATGCAGGTGATAGTCGCCAGAGCCATCGGCCTGGTAATTGACGAATCCCGGCGAACCCGTCACGTCGTTGACGTGGGAAGACGTGTTCAGGGACCAATCGGTGCCGTTGCCGTTGGCCAGGTTGTTGCTCCAGATGTTGTGCGCGCCGTTATCGCCCTGCTCCGAGAAGCCGTAGCCCGTGTTCCCGTAGGCGATATTGTTCGTGACCACCATGTAGTCGCATGGCGCGCTCTGGTTGACGTAGTCGCCGCCACCAACCACGAAGCCGCCCTCGCCGTTGTGGAAGGCCGTATTGTTCGTCACCCGCGTGTTGCGCACGTCGTGCCAGCCGTGAATACCGTACCCAGTGACGTTGTTGACGACGTTGTTCTCGATCCGCGCCTGCGCCGTGGTGAAGTAGATACCCTGGACGAAGCTGCCGCCAACACCACTGCTCGGGCCGATGTGATGCACGAGGTTGCAAGTGGCACTGCCGCCATTCTGGCCGTAATAGCTGTCGCACAGGATACCGGCGCCGCCGTTGCTGTTGGCGTCGTGGTTGCGGTGAATGTGATGCACATGGCAGCGCGTGACAAGTGAGTTCGTGCCGGTGACGTTGATGCCGACGCGCCAGAACTGGCCGCTCACCGGGTCGACCGTGCCGTCGATCTCGAATCCATCGATCGTGACGTAGTCGCCGCGGTGATCCCATGCGGTGTCGCGGCTGGAATTGGCTGTCGGCGGGACGATCTTCGCGCCCCACTTGGTAGCAGAGACAAACTTGATCGGCTGGCTTACGGTGCCGTCGTTGGTTCCATAGATGGTCTCGGCATATGTTCCGGAGGCGACGGACACGATATCTCCCGCAGTCGCCACCGTAACCGCCTTCTGGATTGTCAGGAATGGGCTGGCAGCGCTGGTGCCGCTATTGGAGTCGCTGCCTGTAGTGGATACGTAAAGTGTCGGGACGATAGTGCCCGCGCCGGGGTCGCCGCCGGTACTTCCGCCGGTACTTCCACCCGTGCCGCCTCCTGTGCCGCTGCTACTCACCACGCCCAAATAGACGTCGCCCACATTTGCGGTTACGGTCACGTCGCTTGATCCAGCGTCGGTGCCAACCAGATTGATCGTTGCGTATCCGTAGGCATCCGTGATCAGCGATCCCGGCCCGATAGAGCCCGGCAACGTCGCGGTAGCGGCAATCGGTAGGCTTGGAATGGCCTCGCCGGAATCGCCGACAGTGCGAACCAGCATGGGAACCGTGCGACCTTTGCGCGGCGGCTTGATCGGAATCGGGCGCGTGACGTTCGTTGCGATCGGAACCGGGTAATAGCCGGTGATGTAGTCCGGCGAGCTTCCATCGCTATTGACCGGCGGCCCGCCGTGAAAAGCGCGGCCAGCGTCGATAAAATTGAAAGCCAACAGCCTGCGCAGAGACGGCGCCCACGCATACACCGCCTGCCCATCGACCGAATGCACTGCCGGGCTGCTCGTGGTCGAGATTACGGCGCCGGTCGTGAAGTCGACGACGTTGAGGATGCCGTTGGTGCAAACGACGAAGCAGCGCCGGTCATCCTCCTGGATGATTTGCGCAATCGGGCCGGAGACCCAGATCTTGCGCAGCAGAGCACCAGTTGAAAGCCGATTGACAAGAATGTACCGTCCGTCGACCGAGACCGGCGTTGCGGACATGATGATGATGTCTCGCGCTCTGTCGACCATTGGCCGATGAATTTCGTGAAACTCCTGATCGCTCGGGATCTCAAAGAACGTTGCCGGGATCCAGGCTGAACTGTCTGGCGCCGCGCGCGTTTCCGGGTCGAGTGGAATCAGATAGCCGACCGTCGTTGCCCACAGGCTGCCGTCGATGCTTTGCACGACCTCCGAATAGAGGTACCCGGGCGGAGAATAGAACGGGTCTTCGTATCCCAGAAATGCCCCGGTTGTGCCGTCAAACTTGAGAATCCTCTGGGTGAAAACATGATGAATATCGCGCGTGTTTACCGCGAGGATAATCGTAAATAAGCTAGATGCTGTCGCCTCAGCATTAACGAAGAATGCGTAGACCGAGTGGATCACCTCGCCGTATGCGAGCACCAAATCAGGGTAGGCGATGTACACATTAATCAGAATCCCGTCTCCAAGCGACGGGTCATCAATTCGCCGATATGGTACCGGAGCAAAAAAAATCTGCTTGTACATCAGAACTCCGCTGTTGCCTGAATGGTCGGCGCCGAGACTGCGACGATCGGCGCGACATAGCCGATGTACGCGTACCCATCGGCGTCGGTCGTGGATTGCGTCGCCGTCAGCGATCCATCGCCGGCCGTGATGGTCCACGCGATCAACTCGCCCTCGCACGGTTCGCCATGGTCGCCCAGTAATCGCGCGCGCACCTGCGTAACCCTCCCGCTCACGAGTGGCGTGACCGCCGCCGGACTGCCCAGCGAATATGGCCTCACGGAGTTCGCCCATACGCTCACGTGCCAGTCCGTGTCATCGACCGTGTAGCTGATGTAGATGTCGTATTTGGCGCTGTACCACGCGCCATTGTTCGCGCCGATGCGGGCAATCCATGGCTTGACGACCTGCTGTTTCGCGACGACGTCATAGAACAGGATTCCGCCACTCGGGTAGACCAGGCACAGCACGTTCGCATCCTTGGTACGCGATACAGACGGCACGGCATAGGAGGCATAGATCGAGTCGCCTATCCCGGGCGTCAGTTCGCATTCCTCGACCCACGCCGAATCACTTCCGTCGATGGCCCGCTTTCTCACGCTCGTACCCTGAATGGCAATCAAGCGGTCAGCGGTGCGGATCTGCGGGAAGCTTGTGGCCTCCGCATGAATTCCAAAACTCTTGGCGATCATCTTGTCAGCATAGACGCCGGACTGTTTGTCGAAGCCGTACAGGAAGCCCGCGGGCCCAATATCAGGATCCAAGTCCGTGTAGTAAAGGCACCACTCGTACTGGTTCGTCATGTCGACCAGTATCGTGCCCGGAATGGCCTTGGCGCGCGCGCCACATGTACCATCAAGTTGGGCGACGAAGTAGTTCGAGCCGTGACCGAATATATCCGTAATTGATGTATAGGCCGACAGCGACCCGATGCCAAGCTCATCATCCCAGAATGCGCGGTTGATGCCATCTGGACCCGTGTAGCGGTTATCGAGGCCCGCATGCGCCACCGTGTACGGCCCCGCAAGTAGCTCCATCATTCGACGCGCCCCGCGATCTTCATCTTCAGCACGATCGGACCACGCACCCAGCCCTGATGAGCGAGTGACGACAATGTGATTTCCTTGCCGCCAACGGTCAGCGACAGAATGATCACCTTGAAGCCAAGGTTGCTGGTGTAGGTCGGGTACCACTCGACGTAGGCGAGCGACGGATCGACCGGATTCATCCAGAAGGCGAGCAGCGTGCGTACAAGATCGATTTCGCCTGCCACGGATTGCGTCCAGCGCTCCTCTACCGTGACGTCACGCAAATTGCCGACGAAAAGCGTGTTCGCGGAGCCGAGCAGCGTCTTCGTGCTCGCCCAAATCGGCGGTACGATCACGTCGCCGTCGATGTTGGTCCATTCGTCAGGCCCGCGCACGTAGTCGTACGTGCCGAGCGACGGATGAATCAGGCGCCCGCGGCCACTGGATGAACTCACGGCCGGCAGCACTGTCAACTGCACCGAATCGACGGCCGTAGCTCCATCGCCGACCGCGATAGTCGCCGAACTGGTCAAAATCGTCATTGAAAATCCCTAAGTGCCGTGCGTTACTTCGATGGTCACAACGTCGCCCACGTCGCCCGGCGTGTATTTGGCGTGCGCTCGCCCGCTGGCGTCTGTATATGCCTCTACCGGCTCCAGCAGGCCGCTTCCGGTCAACGTCCATTGGACGCTGACGTTCGGCGGCCCGGAGAAGATCAGCAGCGACGTCGCGTCGACGGCGACGTTTTGTGGGTAGGCTGAAATTGTCATCGGTGTGCCAGTTGTCGAGCCATCTCGCCCTCAAGCCACCCGGAAAGCGTCATGTGCATGACGTCGGGATGGATTTGCAGCGTGACCGGAGGAGGAGCGGCGTTTGCCTGCCCGGTTTTGAGCGAACGAAGCCGCTCCGCGTCGTAGGCCGGCACGATCATTTCGCCCTTGTGGATCTGCGCGATCATGTCGCGCGGCACACGGTCTGTGCCGACGTCGAAGCTGAACATGTTGGAGAAAAACCCACCGATCGAGTCCAGGAAACCACCGCCCGATCCTCCGTTCACCATCGAGATATCGGCATTCGCATTCGGACCTGACGACCCGCCGCCAAACAGACCCCCGAACAGGCCGCCAGAGCCGAACAATGAGCCGCCAAAGCTTGTACCGCCCTTGCCGAACAGCGACTCGAACAGACTGCGCCCCAGTTGCTCGGAAATCAGCTTCGTGAACGTGGATCTAAGGCTTTCGCCGAAGTTCTTGATGGCTTCGCCCGCCGACTTGGACCGGCTGATGACGCTGTCGAAGAAATTCGTGAAGCCGCCCTTAATGTTTTCGTCCAGCGTCTGCTTAACGCGAGCATCCTCCGGGTTCATTTCGGACAGGATCGCATCATTCCGAGCTTTAGCCAGGTCGAGCGCCTTCAGGCGTCGGTCCTTCTCGGCTTGAGGCGCATCCGATGCCTCAATCAGCGCACGTTCCCTCTTGATCAGATCATCAAGTTGGCGAGCCTCCTCCTTCCGCAGGTCGAAAATCTTCTGTTCGGCCTGGTACTTGGAGAGGCTGCCGGATTTAACGTCAGCATCGACTGCGGATTCTTTGGTCTGCGTGTCCTCTTGCACCTTCTTGACCGCATCGCCGTACTCATCCCATGCGGCGGTCAGTTTCGCGGTATCGATGGCCTGCTGCGCGCGGACCGCATGCTCGTAGTCGCCATTACGCAGGTATTCTTCCTGGTCCTTCTTGAGCCTCTGGATTTCGCGCGCTAGAACGGACTGGCTTTTCTTGCCTTCGGCCTCCAGTTGCTGGGCGTCCAGCTGCAAGCCCTTCTCTTTCAGGGCATTGAGGTCTTTCTGGCGCTGCACCTCGACCGATTTCTCGTTGTCAGACAGGTCGCGCTTGCGCAGCGTGATTTCGGTCTCGGTGCGGTTCACGCCGGCCTTGTCGCCCTGCTTCTGGTAGGCGGCCTTTTCGCGCTCGAGCTCTTTGATCTGCGCATCGACGCTCTTGCGCATCGTCGCGAGCTTGTCGTCGTAATACTCGTCGATGGAGAGCTTGCCGGCCTTGTAGAGCTCGTCCTCTGCCTTCATGTGGCGCGCGAGTTCATCCTCCTCGAGGCGCAGATCGTTCTTGGCGTCGTCGAGGTTGGCGTCGTAGTTGGCGAAGCGTCCGCGCTTCTTGCCGCTACCGAGCAGGCCAGCGGAATCGGCTTTGTTCGCGGCCAATTTCGCATTGATCTCCTTCTGCCGCTTGATCTCATCCTCTACAGCCTGCGCAGCCGGAGATACCTCTTCGCCACGATCCCAATCGCCCGACGCGCCGCCGCGCACGCCACGTGTCGCCGGCTTGGCTCCAGGAGTTCCAAGTTGGACTATCTTGTGGAGATGCGCGCGATTGTTCGCTTCGACTTGGGCATCGGCCGCGTCATTGGACACGAATCCGAAGAACTCCTTCGTCCTGACCCACATATTTTTGAAATCATTGACCACGCGATCCGAAAGAATTGTGGCCCAATCGCCGACCGAACGCCCAAACACGTTGAGCTTCGAGATCCAGTCGCCGAGGCCGAGCTCCCAGGCGGCAATGATCGCTGTGATAATCAAACCAAGCGGCGTGAAGCCGCCTAGGATCGTGCGCACAGCAACGGCGATGAGGCGCCCTGCCGCCACGATGCCGCCAGCGAAGTTCATGAATATGGACCCGGCCTCCATTACGGCCTTGCCGATCAGGCCCGCCAGCCCGCCGAAGGTAACGCCGAACAACGTCTTGAGTCCAGCAAGGGCGAGACTCACGCCAGCCGCCGCACCAACAAGACCGAGCAGGAAGCCGAATACAGGGTGATCAGACGAGAACCGACCCAGCACCTGGATGATCTTGGTGAAACCCTCCAGCAACGGATTCAGGACCGGTAGCAGCGTCGTGCCGATAGCAATCGCGAGATCGTTGATCGCCTTGTGAAAGCGCTCCCAGGCGGCTACAGATAGTTTCTGGCCGTTCGCGACCTGCTCGTCCTTGCCTGCAGTCCCGGTGATATTGGCCGAGTCCTTCTCGATCAAATCCCTCTTCGACAGCAATTGGAATGCCGCCTCTGCCGCGTTCCGGTTCGGGAATAGGACATCGGTCTTGGCCTTAACCGCCGTCAGGTCATCCATATTGACGCCGGCGGCGACCAGCGCCGGGCGCAGGTATTCGTCGACCCAGCGCTTGAAGTTCTTGCCGACGATCTCGGTGCCTGCGATGGCACCAGCCTGGATGCTGGTGACGCGGTTCGTGTTCTCGTTAATGTTGACCTTGCCCGGGTCGACGAGACCGAGTTTTAGCCATTCGTCGCGGTTCTTGGTCGTGATCGCGTTCGACTTCGTGATGCTGTTGACGAACGACGTCAGCATCGTACCAACAGTGCCACCGGTGCCGCCGCCGCGCGTGTCCTGCTCGATCATCGCGGCGAACGTTACTAGCGCCTCGTCATCCATCGTGCGGCCGAGACCGCCCTTGGCGTAGGTCAGGTTGCCGAACAGGTTGTTCGGGTTCACGCGACCCTGCGTCGCGGCAACGATCTTCGTGACGAGATCCTGTTGCGCAGCCATGGCGACCGGGTCCATCGTCACGCCGCGGCCTTCCAGGAACTTGGCGAAATTCAGAGTGCCCTGTTCGTCGAGCTTCTTCCCGCTCGGCATCGACAGGTTGATGGCGAAAACGGACTGTGCAAAGCCTTTGAGGCCTTCCGCCGCTTCGTGCGCGCTGCCGGTGGCATTGCGCAGGTCGATTGCCATCTCCAGCAGTTCGTTTTGGTCGAATTGCTGAAAGTCGCGCCCCGTCTGGCGCACCGATTTATGGATCGCATCGGACTCTTCCGGCTTGAGCTTCATGTTGCGCAGACGGTTATCCGTGCGCTCGTATTCCGCCGCTTCGCTTACCGAATCTTTCAGGCCGTCCGCAATCTTGTGCGCGGCCCACAACTGCATCGTCCCCTTGAGCGTGTCGGCAAGCGTTGTCACATGGCGGTTCGCGTTCTGCGCGCCGTTGCCGATGTTATTCATGGCGTTAGCCGTGCCGGTGCCAGCAGTCTGCGCGGCAGTGTGCAGTGCGTTCATGCCGCTAACCGCGCTGGTGACGTGCGTCATCAGGTTCTGCAGCGCGGTATTGAGCTGGGTGATCGTATTGTTGAGCTGCGTCGTGCCGCCCACAGCGGCATTCGCGCGCGTGCCGATGTTACCAACAGACGTGGCGACGCCGGATGCGTTGCTTTTCACGATCCCCATCGATGCGCCAAGCGCATTCATTGCCGCCGCAAACGACGATACGGAGCCGGAGTTGGATGCGGCTGCGGTGATGCTGGCGATACCCTGCGCTGCGCTGTCCATCCGTGCCTTTGACAGCGACAGGGAGGATTGGACCTCCTTCATGGCAGTTGCAAACGCAGTCATCTTGGACGACGCATTCGAAACCGCCGTTTCCAATGTGCCGAGCGTCGCAATGAACGCCTTGACGGGCGCGCTGGCCGTATCGACCAGATCCAGGCGCATCTCAATGTTCATCGATGCCATAGAGCGTCTATCCGAATTGTGTTACATTTTGAATAATGCAAGAACGTCTCGCCGACCTGCTCAAGCTGTTTTTGCTCGCCCTACTGCTTTATGCGTTCGGGTGGTATCTGTCGCGCCTACCGTTTTGGTATGCGGTGTTCATGGCTTTCTTTTGCCCGGCCGTCGTTATCGTCGGAGTCCGGAAATACCGGGAGGCCGAGCAACAATTACGCATCTCCGATGTATCGCACCTATCACCGTTGGCATACGAGGCCTATTGCGCGCTACTGCTGCGCGACGCCGGCTGGCAGGCGCATACGACAGCGAGGCAAGATCAGGGCGTCGATGTGATAGCGGTCCTGCGCGGCACGAAGGTCGCCATCCAGTGCAAGATGTACGCGCACCCGGTCGGCAATCGCGCCGTGCAGCAGGTTGTCGCCGGCCGGCTGCACTACGGCGCTCACATGGCTGTCGTGGTCAGCACGGCGCCCTATACGCGGTCAGCGCAGGCGCTCGCGGCCAGTACGCAAGTGCTGCTGCTACATCACGACCAACTACCGCACCTTGAACGGTTGGCGCAGATACCGAGGAAGCGTTAGCGCTCCGTCAGCGTCTTGACCGCATCGTTGATCTTGTCGCCCTCGGCATTCGCCGCCATCCAGCCATGCGCGAGCCGTTGCGCCGCTTCTTCCCGCTCGAGCACACTCCCCTCGCGCAGAAACAGCTTGATCTGGCTCAGGGTGTAGCCGGGGATGTCGCCCCATCGGTGGCCGGCGCGGATGAGGCGGGCGACGACGGCGCCCCAGTCCCACTCACGGCTTGCGTGAGGCGTTGCAGAACGGGAGACATCCGCTGGACGAAAAAATCCCGGTTCACCTGGATGACCGTCGCCATCAGGTTCAGGCCCTCGTCGGACGGCAGCGTGTCGAACCAGGCGCGCGGCTTGCTTACCGCCAGGCACAGCAACGCCAGCAGATCCTCACCGCCGGCCGACGCGATCTCGATCAGGTCGCCACCTTCGATGACGTCCTTGATCTTCGCGAAGCACGCAGCGACTTTAGGCAATTGGCCGAACGGAAACGGGGAAACCTTGATGGTCTCCCCGCCGGCGTCGACCTCCTGCCCCGGGAACAGGGCTTTCAGGTCTTCGCTCATACGTTATGCCTTGACGATCGTGAAGAATTGGGACAGATCGGTCGCCAACTGCGGCAGCGGCTTGGTCGTGTCCTGCAGCAGCATTCCATCGAGTTCAAACGTCTGGTGCTTGCGCTCAATGAGAGAGAACGCCTTGGCCATGTCGAGCGCAGCCTGGTGGCAGGTCACGATTACCGGCTGATTGCCTTGCGCCGTGTTGCGACCCTGCAGGCGCAGCGTATAGTAACGCTGGCCGGTGGTGAACGCTTCGACCTTGCCGTTGTAGGCGGCGTGGTCGTAGGTGACGGTCGTGGTCAGCGGCGTGCCTTCAGGGATGGCGGACGAGGCGGCCAAGACCGTAATGGAGCCGTTCACCGCGTCGAGCGTGTAGTCGGTGCCCAGCACGGCGCCGGACACGACGACGTTCGACACGCCGGGGTGTGCCAGCGGCGTCATCAGGCCGTTGTACAGCACGACGGTTTCGGTGACCGACGTCGCGCTATCCACCGCGCCGGCACTGCCGCCCCAGGTTGCGCGTATCCAGTTGGCGATCTTGATGTCGAGCGTGCGCAACTTGACCGAGACATCCGTTTCGGTCGGGATGTGCGCCGCCGTCAGGCCGAGGCCAGACTGGGACTCCTTGATGTCCTCGAACTTCTGCTTCGGGTCGATGCTGAACATATCGGTGTCGCCGATGAATTCGAAGCCACCGAGCGGCGCGCCGTTGAATGCACGCTCCTGGATGAACAACTGGCCCTGAAATAGACCGTACGAGCTATCGCTAAATGCCATGGTGATTTACCTTTCGAGGGAGTTGGTTAGGCGGCCGAGATATCGCGGTCCGTTTTGGCGACGATCTTGATCACGTTGCCCGAGGTGCCGCCCGAGGTGACGGTGATGCCGGTCACATCGACGAAGACCTTCGTGGTGTCGGACAGGTTCGTCTCGTGCTCATCGGTCAGCGTCGAGATCGATACGGTCAGCGTGGCAGTCGTGCCGTCGAATTTCTTGCCGGTGATCGACAGCGCGGTCGTTCCGGTCAGGGCACCGACGTTCTTGGCGACCAGCTTGGCGCCGCTATATTTGGTTTTGTCGATCGCGGCCAGGTGCGTGTACGTGCCAGTTGTGGCGCCGGTAACGTTCACGCGGGCGATATCGAGGTCGGCGCCGATGAACACGTTCTTGGCCGACAGCGCCTTGAGGTGATCGGTGAACGCGGCATGGAAGCGCAGCGTCGGCGCGGATGCGTTCAGCGTCGACAGGTAGGCGTCCAGGTTCGTCGCGCCAGCGTAGCGCTTCACGTGCGTGTCGAGCGCCTTGATCATCGCGCTGATGCCCGGGATGCCCAGCAGGAAGCCAGTGGGCACGACGGGGTGCGATTCATCGAGGTCGCGCGCGGCTGGCAGCAGGTCGGCCGTCACTGCTTCGTCGTTGGAGTCGAGCAGGTACTGCGCGATGCTGCCCGAGCCGGACAGCACTGCGTTGCTTGCGGCATCCAAGCCGGCGGTGAACGAACTGTCGAAGGCCGGATCGCCGACCGACATGGCGGCGAAGCGCGCGAGCTTGTCGCCGATGGCCTGAAGGTCGCTATTGCTGATGAGGGGCATAATATTTCCTTGTTGAGAGAATCCCGCTCACCGCGGGCGGGTTACTGCTACATGAAAGCGTCGAGCGTGTAGTGCTGTTCGTATGCGAGGCGGTCTGGATAGACCATCGCGAGCTTCTGGCCGATGTATCGCCAACGGTTGCCGGAAGGCGCTTCGCGGCCGTTGTCACGGACTGCAGCGATCACGGCTTCGAGCAGCGGGAACTGGGTCGAGATCAGGTCGTCCTGGCTCAGGTACGGCACGTAGATCACCACGCTGAAGACCTGCTGCACGTTCTCGCCGTTCGGGATCAGGCCGCCGCGCCCGCCGGACTGCGACGAACCGTACGGGCTCTCGTCAACCTGGTCCTTGCCGAACATGATCCAGGCGGCCGGCAGTGGAATCTTGGTCATCGCCGGGTCGGCGCCGCGACCACCAATCGCGAGACCAGCGCGCCCTTCGAAACCCTCGACGGACGACACGCGCGCGACGAGGTCGGCGGCGTTTTCAGAGATCATTCTTGGAATTCCTTTCCAGCGCCGTCTTCACAGAAGCGCCTCGATGAACCGGACGGCCGAGAACTCCAGTTCCGCCGCTTCGGCATCGGACCACCCGATGAACGGGCGCGCGGCCATACGCTCGGTGCCGTCCTGCAGGTAGCCGGCATAGGCGACATCGGTCCCGATCACAACCCCGCCCTTTGCTCCGAACAGATCCCCTTGCGCACCATCATCGACCGCAAAACTGATGGAGTTGAGCAAGGTTCCCTCGTCCCACAGCAGTCCTTGGCCGGAATTTCCCTTGTGCTCGCGGTACTGTCGCGTCCTCGGCATCCATGGCGCCCACGCTTCGCCGCCCGGTGACTCTTTCGCCTTACGGATTCTGTTCTGCACTTCCTTTTGCATGCCGCTGCCGACGGATTCCAGCCAGGGCGACATGTTCAGCGCGGCGAGGCGGTTCAGCCCAGCAAGCGCTGATGCCAGATCGATGGTCATTGTCATATCGTGATCAACCTCAAGTGCGCGACGTAGCCGATGCTGGTGAAATCTGGCGCGTCGACGATGTATCGGATGCCGTTCTCGTCCTGCACGACGTCGTCCTGCTTCAGCGTGCCCTCGGGCAGCGGAATGAACGTGGTCCAGTGCGTGATCGCCTGCCCCATCGTGGTCGCATACTGCGACTGCTTGATGTCCTCGCGCTTGAACTGCATGAAGCACGGGATGCCCGTGGCGTAGAACTCGATGGACTGGTCGCCGCCGTCATACGAGCCGCGGCCAATGGCAATCACGTGGTTCGTCTCGACCGCCTGGATCGGCAGGTTCGGTTGCATGTCGCCGATGTAGAACGTGCCGGCCGGCCCGATCAGGATGTCGCGCGGCTGGAGCAGGCGGCCGTCGGCGTAGCAGTACCACGTCGGGGTTTGGTACTTGTTCGGGATCGCGAACTTCTTCTCGGCGGCCAGCGCGACCGGGATGCGTTCGATCTTGTTGATGTCGTCCGTGACGGCGATCGGCTCGTCGAAGCGGTAGACGTCGTACATGAAGCCCACTTTCGCAGCCAGCTTTGCATAGCCAGCGTATTGCAGGGCCTGCAGTCGGGCACCGGTCATGCTCATGCGCGCACCAGATTCAAGCCACCGGCACCCAGCCCCGGCCCGGGTGGCACACCGAGAAACGCGCACATGCGCCGGCAGACCGACTTGAACAACCGCTCGCGGTCGCTTTGCTCGTTGGCATTGCGCTCCCAGACGGCTGCCTTGTTCGTATCGAGGTTGTCACCGACCGTGAGGATGGCAGACTCAAGCGCGGCGATCGGCGTCAGGTATGTGTCGACCAGGACGGTTTCTTCGCTCTCGGTCAGGTGGTCAAGGCGACCATCCAGCGTCAACGCGTTCAAGCCATCACGCGGGCCGGCATGGAAATACACCGGGTCGGAGTAGACAACCACGCTGGCATCACCGGACACCGGATATCCGGCCCAGCGACGCACGTCCACCTTCTGAGCATCGGTGAGTGCCATGATTACTTCTGGCCGCTCTTGCCGGCTTTGGTCCCTGGCGCCGCCGTAGCTTCCGGCGCATCTTGCGCAGAACCAGCGTCAACAGGTTGAGGCGGCGTCATCGTGAAACCGCAGTGCTTCACGCATTCGCGCGCGTCGACCGGCTCCTTCTGGTGTTCGACGCCTTGCGGGTCGTAACAGGTAACAAGTGCCATGAGACACTCCTAAAAATTAGCAATCAAGGATATATCCATGTGCCATAATCACTCACATGGAAAACGAAAATTGGCTCCCATTAGTCGGATGGGAGGGCGTTTATGAAATATCCGACCTTGGCCGAATCAAGCGCATAAAAAAGCACAGTCGCTGCAAGACTGGTTTGCTGGCTTGCACGGTGAAGACTAATGGCTACCCCATCGCACACTTGCGAGATGGACCCGAACGGCACGCCCAGGTATTGCTACATCGCCTCGTGGCTTTGACATTCCTCGGTCCGCCGCCAGATGGTCGCGACCAAGTCAATCACAAGAATGGTGATCGAAGTGACCCGAGAGCGATCAACCTTGAATGGGTTAGTTGCTCAGAAAATCATGCCCATGCTTACGACGTGCTCAGACGCGCTAAGGTCTCAAACAAAGGAGAGTTGGCTGGTAGGGCTATACTTTCTGAGTCTGATGTACTGGAAATTAGGCGTCGATATGCTATCGGCGGAGTTTCTCAAAAAACACTCAGCGAAGAATTTGGCGTCAGCCAAGTTAATATAAGTTGCATTCTTCGCAGAGCCAGTTGGACCCACATCTAAGTCAGTAGTCCCCGCAATTGATCCAGACCAGCGTGATCACACCCGTGGCTGTCAGCGTGCCATCCGCATCGATATCGGTATTGGTCTCGAATCCGACGTTGAGCAGCGCATCTTTTGCGGTCGCCGTGCCATCGAATTGCGCAGAGGCGGCCAACGCGGCGTTTGATGCCGTGTTGAGCGCCGTCGTCGCTGCGGAAAGCGTGACCGCTGTCTTCGGCAGCAAATCGACCATCGTCCCCGACAGGGTGATGTTCGATGCGGCGGCCGTGCCCAACGCCCACTTCAGGGCGGCGCTGTCATTGATCGTGGTCGATCGGTCGGTCGTCACGGCCCATTGCAGCGATCCGGTGACACCCAGGACAAGAATCCTGCCCTCCGGGAAATCGTAGAGCTGCTTTGAGGCGTAGGCCAGCGCGTCAGTGACCGGCACGGACAACGCGTTGAGCGTGAAGACGGTCTTGTGAATCACACCGTTTCCATACTCGACGACGGTCAGGCTGGCATCGTTGTTGAATGCTGCCGGCAGCGCGCCGACCCCGGCGGAAGTGGTCGTCGGAACATCTCCGGAGTCGGCGAGCAGAACCCGCTTACGCTGAGTGATGTTCGCGTTGACGAGCACTTCCGCCTCAACGTAACGGTCAGTCATGGTTTAGTCCTCGTCTTTCGCGATGAAGGCCATGAAGTTGATACCGGTTGCCACCGTGCCCGCCACCAACGTGTAGATGCGCACGTAGCGGTAGGTGGCGCCGTTCTGCTCATTGCGGAACGGGACGATGAACCGGCCCGTGCCGGTGGCGGCGTCGGCCGGATCCGTCTTGTTGCCCATCGGGATATTGGCCAGCGTGACCGAACCGGAGCTCATTGCCGCCACATTCGAGCCTTCGAGGTGGATGGTGTACTTCTCGTCGCCGGTCGCCACTTCGATCGCCGAGACGTCGATCACCAGATCGGCATCGACCAGGCCGGCGCCCAGGTCGAGAATCACCGATTCGGTCGTGGTGGATGCGACCAGACCTGCCGCCTTCAGCAGCAGGGCGTTATCGTAAGTGCGTTGGGAGTAAATGTTTGCCATGATGTCGAGTCCTTATCGTTGGCGGAAATTAAGCGACGACAGCGGCGTCAGCGATGGACCACAGGCGCGTCACGGCACGGCCGTTGAAAACGCCGAAGCCGTTGTACCACTCAACACGGGTGCGGAACACCGGCGCGGTTTGCAGTTCGCCCAGGTCGCGCACGTCGACGCCACCGTTTTGCAGGCCCAGCACGCCGTCATTGCCGAAGCTCAGGACGTAGATCGAGGTGCCGGTGGCGGTGCCCGAGGTGCAGGCTTCGGTGAACGGCAGGATGGCGGCGCCGGCGTTGTCGAGGTCGACGGTCAGGATCGGCAGGCCGTTGTACATCTCGACCGGCTTGCCGAAGCCGTCGATGCCCATGGTGATGAAACCGCCGACCGTGGTCGAACGCGAGGCCTGGGTGAGGCGCCGCTTCATGGCCTTGCTCATCAGCAGATGCGTCGGATTGAGCGTCTGGTCGATCGCCTCGTCCAGTTTCGACAGCGACAGCGCGGACCCGTTTGCGGTCGAGCCGGCCGCGATCAGCTGGTTGCCGGTCACGCGCACTTGCAGGCCGTCGAACTCGCGCGGGTCGCTCTGGTTGTCGCCCTTGATGAACTTCTTCGTCCAGGCCAGCGACAGCGCGCGGATCTTCATCGCCTCGTGCACCGAGCGCTGATTTGCGCCCATGGTGTCGATGATGAACTTGTCCACGTCCAGGTCGCCGCCGGCGATCACCAGCGACTCGGTCAGCGGATTCAGGACGCCGGTCGACGCCGTGTACGCTTCATTCACGCCGCGGAAGCCGATGCCGGGCAGCGAGTCTTCGCGGTTGTACTTGAGTGCATTGCCGGCGATCGTTTCGAACGGCAGCGTTTGCAGGATCGAGGACGAGCCGGCATACAGTTCGATGATTGCCTGGCGCAGCACGTCGCCAGTTTCCAGTTTCGCTGCTTCGACAAGAGTCAGTGCCATGATGTGTTACCTTTATTTTTTCGCCGCCCTTGCTGCTGTCATGCGCTCGGTTGGCGGTAGATGGGATAGATCTTTTGTTTGCTGCCGTGCGGACGAGGTTTGCGCGCCGCTGCCGCTAGCTCCCGACCCGTCGAAAGCGCGACCGAATACTTCGGACTGGCGCATCTCGCTGACCAGATCCTTGATTGAGAGGAATTCGCCCTTGCCGTTCACGCGCGGGCTGCCAGTGCTGTCGACGACACGCACGGCGTACTCGCCGTTTTCCTCGATAACCTTCACGGCGCTTCGGATATGCGGCAGCAGCAACTCAGGCACCCCCTTGGCTGCTGCAATGGCGTTCACGGCGGCGGAATCGACCAGGTGCTTGGCCAATGCCTTGTCCTTGATTTCCAGCGTCGATTTCAGGGCGTTGAGTTCCTGAGCGTGGGCGTCGTTCATCTGCTTGGCGAGCTTGTCCCACTCACCAGCTTTGGTCAGTCGCTCTTGCTCAGCCCGCGTTTGGGCGTCGACGAGCGCCTGAATTTCTTCCGGCGTCTTGCCCAGCGCTTTCCATGCTGCGGCCTGCTTGCTGGCCTCGCGGGCGGCGCGGCGCTCAGCCTCCAGCGCGCTTTTCAAGCCCGACGTGTCTTCGACGCCCGAAACATCGAGCTTGTATTTGTCGCCGTTCTGCACGTACAGCGAACGAAACGATTCGGGTACGTTGTCCAGCGCGTCAACAATCAGATCAAGTGCCATTGCGTTATCCCTCTCGGATATGGTGTTGCGGGCATCTCGCCCAAGAAAAAAACCGCCGGCATCACGCGGGCGGCTTCAAAAACGAAAGCGGTAAATCACATGCCAGGAGTCGGCGCTTCAAAGCTGCCGGCGACACCGGCCGGCGGCCCTTCTTTCTTCAGTCGATCAGCTTCTTTGAGCCACTGCAGTTCTTCCGAGATCACCTTGCGGCGCTGCAGTTCGTTGAACACGGTCTCTGCACTCAGGATGCCGAGCTCGCGGCAACGCAGGAGCGTCGTCTCGTCGAGCGTATCCATCCAGCCGCCGAAATCGTCGTTGATCTCGATGGAGCCGCCCCCTTCCAGGCCTTCCCACTTCGCCATGAAGTCGAGCGCCTGCTCGATCGCGTCTTCAGCGTTCAGTACGACGGCAGACAGTGCGCAGTCCGATTCGGCGGTATCGATCGCCTTCTCGGTCGCGGTGCGGCTGCCGGGCTTGTGCATCAGCATCTGCGCGCCCATGATGGACATGCGATCTTCCAGATCCTTAAGCGATTGACGACCCGCATCGATGGCGGCGCCCGTGTGCTCGACGTACTGCAGCTTCGCGTCTGGATTGGATGCGACTACAGCCGTGTTCGCACCTATGGTCAGCGCACCGTCCTCAAAGCCGGCGGCAAACAGGATCGGCACGCGCGCAACGTGCAAAATGTTGTTCTGGTCCGACGACGACTGCCAGTGCTCGATGTTCAGGTAAGCCAGGTCGAGCAGCGGCGGGCGTGCGGTCATGAAGCCCGTGCGGTCGCCGTAGATCGTCGCGAGCGGGATTTCGCCGAGAGATACCGTGCCCTCAGCGTACAGAACCCATTCTTCCTTCTCGTTCTGACGATAGATGCGGAAGTTGTCGCGTTCCAGCACGCGAATCTGCGGGATGATCTTGACGCCCCACTCGCCATCTTCCTCGCGCGCGGACTCCATGATGCGGATCTGCGTGAGCGTCTCGACGCCGTTGATGCGCTCCGACTTCCAGCCAAGCATGTTTTTCGGGTGGATCGCCACGAAATACGGGCGCGCGCCGGACTTGCGTTGATCTTCCAGCGTGCCAGCAGGCGTAGGCGGGTAATCGACGAGAATGTGCATCAGGCCGTACGAAAGCGCCGTCTGGATAGCGCTGTGCGCAAACGCCTGCAGGTTGCGGCCTTCCAGGTCGATGTCCTTCGTGTACTCGACGATTGCCGGCGGCACGTCGTCGTTCAGCTGCAGCGGCTCGGAGAACGGCTTGCCGGCCAGCGTCTCGACCGTGCGGCGAAAGCCATTGAACAGCGTCGACGTCTGCAGCCGGTACTTGTAGGCCGCGTCCGATTCGGCCGGCGCCTGCGGCAGATATTCCTTGCCCGCGGCGCGCATGGCCGAAGTCCCGCCCAGCAGCGCGGTGATCAGGGGCCATTCCTGGTCCATTGCCTCGACTTCGGGCGATGGCGTAGCCGGCGTGGCCTGCTGTGCTGGGTTGGTCATGTGACGTGCTTCCTTCGTTTAGATGCGCAGCTCGGTAATGCCTGCGCTGCGCTTCAAAATCGGGTACTTGTAGACGATGAAATATCCGGATGCGTCTAGCACGTGGTCCAGGCCGCCAGATTTATCCGGCTCGCCATTCTTGTCGTAAGCCTGCTTTTCGAGCGATTCGACCAAGTGCGGGCACGCATCGACGTTCACTCGGAAACGGCGCATGCCTTCGCTGTGGATCATCCTGTTGTAACTCAGCACACGATCCTTCACAGCTGGATTACGACTGTTCACGCAGACTTGGAACCCTGCTTGCCTCAAGATTGCGAGGTCAGATTCGCTCGCATTGTTCGACTTGCGTGAATTCCCGGAAGCGTCCGGGTAGACCAAAATGCTATGACCGCGCTCCTTGTACCGCTCGCGGATCAACGCAGACATCGCCGGCGTGTCCAGCACCCCTACATGCTCCATCACCGCATGAGGATCACCGTCGCGAAGCACAAACAACACCGCAGCCATCTTCCCGACGTTGAAGTCGAGGCCTACATGTAGCGTCTCACCAGCGTGGATCGTTTCGGTCGTTGCGTTTCGCGCGCGATCGAACTCTGGATAGACGCTCCCTGAAGTCAGGTTGACGAACTCGCCATCAAGGTACGCAGCCAGAAGATTGCTCGGATAGCTCGCGCGCAAGCTGTCGATGTAACCGGCCGGAAGATTGCGCTGATTGCTGTATGTGCTTGCGCGAATCAGTCGATACCCGGTCGCCGGATTCTTCCTCCAGCGCTCGTAGACGAAGCGAAAGCCCTCAGGCGTCGTCGCTACACCCACCGTGTTCAGAGCACCATCCGGTTTTTTCTGCCGGTTTCGGCTAATGATCTTGTTCCAAACCTCGCGCGCCTGCTCCTGCTTGAGCGTGTCAAGCTCGTCGACCAGGCTATCAGCCACCTCATAGCCGACAATGCGCTCCGGCGTGTCCATCGTGCGAAAGATGATTTCGCCGGCATTCTCCAGTTCGATCACCGCATTTGACTTATTTAGTCGATACGGCACGCGATGCTCTTCCAGCATCTCGGAGAAACGAGGGAACCCGATGTTTCGCACCAAGTCGAACGTCGGCAGGTAATACGCGATGTTCTGGCCAGGGTAGGCAAGTTTCTTCGTCAGCGCACGCGCAACTGCCGCATGAGTCTTGCCACTACCGAATCCAGCAACGAACGCTGGGAACTGGTCAAGGCAGGTGACGAACTCAAACTGCGGCTCACTCAGTCGGATCTGCGTCGCCATACTTCATGATTTGAATGACCGGCGGACCTAGCTGCAAAGGCGCTCCGTCCTTGCCGGTCAGCTCGGTACGGTCCTTGAACATGCCCAGGTGGCGCGCAACCTTTTCCAGCGCCGCCATCTGGTCGTGCATCTTGACCTCAAGGCCGTCTTTGCCGAGCTTCACGCCGGCGTACATCAGCCTGGCGCCGCCCTTCAGGTTGCGCGTGTCCTGCACGTGCATCGAGCCCTTGCCCTCGCCCTTACATTCAGGGCATTCAGGGTTGGCCGCCTTCAGCCTGTCGAAGCCGAAACCACCTTCGCAGGTCGGCTCCGCGTTGTTCTTCTTTGCTGCCTCGATCTTGGCGGCCTCGAATTCTGCTTCGGTCCACTGGTAGAAGTGATCGATGCCCCAGCAGTGACGGCAACAGTTGCGGCGGTACTGGACGAGATCGTTCGCGTCAGCGGTAGCGATCTGCCACAGGCGCTGTAGCACCATGTCCTGCGTGATCTCGGTGCGCGCTTCACGTGCCTGCATTGCACCTTCGATCGCGGCCGTTATCCTAGTTTTACCTAGTAGCTCCGGCCCAATCTTCCCGGCATTGCGCTCGCTATACCCGGCGCGGATCGCTGCCTGGGTTGCGTTCAAGTCGATCAGATACTCATCGACGAAGCGCTGCTGTTTGGGGGTGAGGGCCATGGTGTCGGGTTAGCGACTCCTTGTATGAGAGAACCAAAAAACATTCAACATACTTGAAGATTTCGCTTGAATTTATTAAAGCAAGGTGTATTATGAACTTATCGAAGCAGCATTCACTCACTCAAGGAGAACGCCATGATCACCAAGTCCAAGCAAGCATGGGAAGTCGGCCAAACTGTCAAAGTCGGCTTCCTGTCGGGTCTCGTCGTCATGGCGAAGATCGCAACCCCGGGCGACTACGCTCCCGATGCGTACATCCTGCGTCGCAACGAGCAGCTGTATAAGTTCGTGCCGCACAACGGCTTGGAGAAGGTCTCCATCAACGAGGCGCGCGATCTGATGGCTAAGGCCAAGGCATATGCCGAGCGCTGCGCCTCTGCTGCTTTGGCCAAGGCATCTGACAGCGCCCGCAAAAGCTCCGAAATCAACAACCTGTTCGCTTGAACAACTCAACGCAATCGACCTATGAAACCGACCGAATTGATTTCCGCGATCAAGGCGCTGCACTGGACTCAGGCGGAGCTTGCGCGCCGCACCGGGATCAGTGCCCAATCCGTGAATGCCTGGGCTACCGGTAGCACACCCGTTCCGCCCTGGCTTCCCGCTTATCTCGGGGCGCTCCTCGCACTGCGCGATGCGGCGATTTCGTGCGGCGCCTGCAAAGGTTGAATGCCAGCCCGAGCTGACATTAAAGTTTCTTGTAAATCAGCCCCGCCTGCGACGGTCAGACCTGCGATCCAGCTGCAGGGGAGAACCATTCCGCCCTTTGCTCATCGGAGCTTGCACCCGTTATTCGAATCACCGCCACTGGGAGTGCGCTGGCGGTCCCGCATGTGTTCGTTACTGCGCGAGCTCTCGCTCAAGCGCCCGCATCAAGCGACGTATCTGGCCGCGCTTCACTCTGCGCGCCAGTTGCACGTTCCCTACTTCGAAGATGCCGCTCTTGTCGATGCGCTCCAGGCGCAGGCGGTCGTCGCCCGTGCCGCGGTGCTCGTCGAGGATGTTCACCCCCCACACGTCGAGCCATTGCTTGAACGTCAGCGTGTAGCCGATGCCGCGCCTATCCGCGTTCGCCTTGTTCCTCTCGTAGAGGGCGAACAGGTTATCGAAGTCCATGTCGACTACTTCTTCTGGCGAATCAGCATGGCGGTCGAATGCGGGACCAGCTGCGCGAGTTCAGGCAGGCTGTCCCACCTCTTGCCGTAGCCGAGTGCGAGCAGGAACGCGTGCGCCTGTTCGGCCTCGACTAGCCGCTCACAGATGCGATCCAGAGCCACCGGATATTCGACGGCGGCACGGCTCTTTCCGGTAACGGAATATGTGATATGGCAGCGGTAAGCGTCAGCGGAACCGCCTGTGAAGTGCGGCTTCGATATGCGAAGCGCGATGCGGTCCCGCTCCAGTTGGATGAGAACCATCAGCCACGCACGCTCCGCTTCCACGGTGATGTGCATGGCGTGCCTCGCGAGTAAAAAAATGCCGCCGTCGCATTGCTGCGGCAGGCGGCGAATCCAGAACCAGGGAGGTTTTGGAGGAGACTCAGTTATGCAAGTGGCAGAAAGTTTCTCCGCCCATACTCGCCGTGATGCTCAAGACTGGCACAGTCATATGCAAATGCGGCTGCGACTTCATCATCGAATTTACCGAGGTAAAGCGGGCCGAAATCAGTTCGTATCCTGGCTCGCCAACCATTCCCCTCGGCCGACACGCCTTTAAATCGTGACGCAGAGGACTGGCTTCTCTTGCCTTGATTTCTAGCGTTTTGCCTTGAATCGGCGATTCTCAGGTTTGCCTTCCGGTTATCGAGAGAATTGCCGTTGATGTGGTCAACGAGCTGATCATCCTTGGCGCCGCACACAAGGCGATGCAGAAAGACGATTACCTTCTTCCCATCGCTGTTGGTCTGCCACCGGACATATCGCTTCGTACCAAAACTAATTCTCCATGCCCTTCCGTCCGTCAGCAGATGTGCGTCTTCTTCGTCAAGAAGAACATCATGGCCGTCAATTATCACCTTCATGATAGTACTCGGCATTCGCGATGTGGTATGAATTGTTTGTGGCGGCCGGTGCTGTTAGTTCCGGCGTGCGGGCCTTCCGAGGAGCGTCCTCTGTGCTAATGCTGCAGCGCTCGACCACTATCCCGCCTGCTGTTTCGTGCGAGTCAGCCCTCGCATTCGCCACACGGCTGCTGACCGAAAACGGGAGCTACCCGCCATGTCCAGGCACTGACGGAGCCTGTCGATCAGCATGCGTGTGGTGACTGGTTGCGCACCAGTCAGGCGCCGACGCTCCGCATCAGGCAGCGTTTTGCAATTCAACAGGAAAGATTCAGCGGGGCCGGGCCGCTGTGCGTCGGATTACCAGCCGCGAAACGTCATTCTCGCCAATGCCTCGCGCGCCATATCGTACGTCACGTCGAGCATTATCGCGACGAACCATGCAGCTATCATCAGCAGGCAGACCACGACGAATACCGCGTCGGTGCCGCTTGGCTCTGGCTCTCGCTGCATGTCTGGCTCGCTGATGGGGCTGTAAACGACAGAAACCCGCTGACCTTTCGGGGCGGGTTTCGATGAACTAGCGCGCAATATCGACATCTAGCTCAGCCATACTAATATATCTTTTTACGAAAAGCAACACCAATCTACGCCGATCAACGAGAATCTATGAAATACCGCTTCACATCCACATTTCGCAGCATTCTAGGTGTTAGGAGCTGCTCGGCCTCGATCAGCACATCAGCCAGCGGCAGCGAAGGAAACCGCCATACAGTAGCGATGCCATATGCACGGTAGATTGCCCACCGATGTGAGCTTGGCAAATCGCCAACCATCGTATCGACCGCTTCCCCAGCGCGCATGAATTCCTTGACGTCCTGCGGATGCGCCCAGCCGCCAGCTTCGCGCCTGTCGGTTAGTGTCATCCAGCGCGCCCAAAGCTTCATGACGACGACGAAAGGGGAATCGGCTTGCGGAGCTTCTTCCAGTATGGTGTGCTCGATTGCGTTCATGCGTTCTCCGTCGTCGTGGCAGCTGCCGATGTGGCGGCACCAAGGAAAGTCACACGATAAGTGCCAAACTTGTCGCGGTGCTCCTTCGCGCAGTAGCGACGCATCGCGGATTCGTGCAATTCGCCGGGCAGCATCTCGATGCTAGTTCCGACGATGCCGCCCTTCCACGAGCCCTTTTCCAGGCCCACCTCGGCACTGAAGCTGATGGACAGCAATCGAGTAACCTGCGGTCGGCAGAACATGCTCAGCCACCGAAAATACCCCTCTCCACGCCGCCATTCACGCTCCTTAATGCGGGTGCACGCGGTGATTTCCTCGCCATCATGATCGCGGATCAGAAATGAAGCGGTCGAGCACAACCTCTTCGCAGCACCTTGGGCGCCATAAGCCTCCATCCCCCTGATGTCCCTGCGCTGACGTTGTTCCCAGAACAAATCACCATTGCGGTCATACAGAGAGTAGCGAACATTGCGCCATTGCTTCCACGGCAGGAACCAGAGTTTCGTTTTCGTCGTCACGCTGTCGTGTGTCTGCGGCCCGTAGTTGATCGAAATATGGCCATCGCTGAAACAGAAGCCGAATTCACGCGGCGAGATTTCGTAGTACCAGTCGCGCCCCATGCGCGCAATCGTCTCGGCATTCCACATGGCGGTGCACTTGACCTTGTGCGGCTGGATGATGGTCGGCAGCCAGATGCGTACCACCCACCCGAACGCGTTCACGGTCAGCTTGTTGCGAGGTTCCTCGTCATCGCCGCTACTGAACATCACGCGCAGCGCAGCCCAATCGGAGCGTCCGTAGGTGATGGGGCCGAAACGACGGTCTTGGTCAGTCAATCTACTCACATTGCCTCCTTGGTATTATTCGATACGCGTTTCCAGAAATCGGCGAGACAGGCCACCTCTTCCACGAACAGCACTGCAGATGTCTTGCCGTCACGCTGAACCTCGACTGAGCCATCCGACCACAGGCCGCAGCGGATGACAGGCGCCGGCATGGCGGTTGGTGCGCTATCCTCAACCTGGCTGTTCACCATGTCGGCGAAGCCTGCGAAGTCGATCTTGTCGACCGGCTTGACGCGCGCGGTGCGCTGCGGTTCCAGCGAGACTACGTTGTCGGCTGGCGGCGGGGCGAAGACGGGGATGCGATATCCGGGCGCCTCAACCAGCGGCGCGATAGCCGGACCGATCCCAGGCGTCCAATGCTTGCCGAACTTGGTCAGCAGGCCAGCGGCCACCGCGCCATCTAGATAATCCGACGGCAATTGATCCTGCTCCAGTTCCATCACCATGTGCAGCTCGGATGATGTCGCCATGCCGCGCGTGCGCACGAATGCGATTGCGCGCTCGACGCGTGGCAAGCCGGGCGTGATGTCTCTCTCGACCTCGGCCAGCATGGCAAGCCGGGTTGCGTTCTCTTCGTTCATGTTGTCTCCTTCAGTGTGCGCATCCTGTACATTTCGGCGACGAGAAGCGCGCCAGCCACCGAATTTACGATGTGAACCTGTGCGCCCCAGCTCGCGTGCCATGTTTTCTGGTCCGGCGTGAGCGCCTGTTTGTTGGGCGG